CGTTAATAATCCGCGGCCTTGGCGCACCTTCCAAAAAAGTAAAAACACATGTTTCAACTTGTTTGATGGTGGTAAATAAGATTATAAGATCCCTAGGTCGGCAAGGTGCCGATGCTGCTAGTGATGCATATAAAGGTAGTAAGGTGTTTATTCACTTGAAGCCAAGCCAAATCCCAAAGACATTACTGTCTGCAGATATTGGTATAGTATGTATATCAAGTAGTGGTGAAAATGTACCACACGATAAACTCGCTTACGAGTTAATTGGTTGTTCTTTTGTTCCTGCTCTATTCTTATTGAGAGCGGTACTAGAAGTACTTATTGATTTCTTTCCTGAATTCACAGGATCCAATAAAGAGAACATTTTCCCCTTATTAAGTCTCTTCTCTCTAGTTGATCAACTTCGATTGCTAGAGGAAAAGGATTTCCTCTCTTGTGCAAAGTACCTCACTGCGTATCCATTTGCATTCCTCTACTCGCAAGACTTACCTCCTAAGCCTGCTGCATGGCCAAGTTCAATTGACCCGAAAGGGAAAAAGATTGACTCTCCATGGCATCTATTCAAAGGTAAGCCAAAAGATTTCCTGCGCAGTCTCCTCTTGTTTCCAAGAGAAAAGATAGCAAAGAGAAACATTGCGATTCCTCTTCCCCCTGAAATACAGAAAGTCTCCCAATTCTGTATCTCAATGCTTCTAGGTGTGAAAGCAGCGTGTCTCCGTCCCACAGACCAGACCGTCTTCGCATCTATTGTCGACTTCCTTCCTGAAATGTCGGCTGCTCCTCGAGATCTATCGATACCTGAACGCCAAGAATTGGCTAAGTATTTTGAGAGATTGGACAAGGACATGCCAATAGTAAGGAAGGTAAGGTATTTTGAACCATCTGCAAAAGCTTCTTTTAAAACATTTGGAGTAGATGGTGGAAGTGCCCGTTGGGTCGACTTTGTCCTGAGAAAGATGCTAGGTGTTCAACGCATTCAAAGAATAGTTGAAACATCTCCTGGTGTCTTAGAAGAAATCAGTGAGTACGACTATGATAACATCATGATATATTCTGATTTGCCATTTGATCCTAAAATAATAAGGGCCAAATACAAACTGAAACTGTTAGATGGGATTCAAGCCGGAAAGCTGAGGCCTAAATCTGAGGATAAAGCAAAAGAAGCTCGGGAGCTCAAAGTTGAGCAAAGAGTAGAGAGAGAAAAATTAAATACTGAAATTAAAAATAAAGTTACAGTTAAAGAAGAAATTAAAATACAAAAAACAAATAAAAATAATAAAAAATCTAAAACAAATAAAGTGAAAGGAGAAAAGGAAGATAAGCCCTACGTGAGAATCGAGTGGCCCATGTCAGATGCTGAGAAGCTGATTGATCAACAGAAGATGGAGAAGGAGTTGGATGAATATTTACAGTCCGACTACAAACCTCTCGAAGACCCCTATCAAGGTGATTGGGTGGATAATTACCATAAATGGTTTAAGTCCTCCGATGAACTTGAGTCAATGGGCCTGTTTGATCTCGCACTCTGTGAGCCTGCCGAGGTCAAGATTGTTGGATTACCTGAACCCCTTAAAATCCGCATTCTTTCTAAAGGTGCTGATTTGAGGCAGTGGTTATCTCGTGATATCCAGAAACGGATGGCTAGTCACCTAAAAACTTTTCCCCAGTTTGACCTGATAGGTACACCTCTTAACCAGTCTCATTTGCATGATCTGAATCAAAGGGAGATCGATGTCACACATAAATGTTGTGGCATTGATTTCTCAGGTTTTGGTTTTGTGAGTGGTGATTACAAAGGTGCAACCAATTCGGTTAATATCAATTATACTAAACTTGCCTTTGAGCAAATCCTTCTTAAGATAAACCTTAAAGATATGGGTTATAAAGGTAAGGGACAGCGGATGACTAAGGACTACCGTGAGATCTTGAGACGAAACTTATATGAGCAATTATTAACACCACCGAAAAATCCAGTGACGGGGGAAAAACCTGAATCAGTGATGCAGACCAATGGTCAGCTCATGGGTTCTGTTTTATCTTTCCCAATTCTCTGTCAGATTAATCTTCTGTGTTATTGGATTGCCTTTGAGAAGCGTTTTAAACTCCCTCTTATGTCCATGGACCCACGGAGACTCCCTGTACTTGTGAATGGTGATGACATCCTATTCCGTGCCGATAAACAGTTTTATGACATTTGGTTGCAAGAAATTGCAAAAGCTGGTTTCATACTGTCAGTCGGGAAGAATTACTTCCATCCATTCATACTTACAATTAACTCGTTGTGCTTTGCCGCAACTGAATTATATGAAGGAGTTCCAGTTGGTGAGAAACCAACCTCGGGTTGCTGTCCTAGGACTGGCCACTTTATTTACACACCCATCCATCACTACAACGTAGCTTTCCTAACTGGAACGTCTAAGAGCGGACGAACCGGGAAGTTTGATTTAAAAGAATATCAAAATGATATTGTTTCAAAGTCGACTAACCCTGTCCAAGCTTTGAAGAGATTCCTATATTACAATAAGGATGAGCTCAAGTTAGCGAGTATGAATGGACTATACAATTATTTTATACATGAAAAGAGAGGAGGTCTTGGGTTCAAGATCCCAACAGGTTTTAAGACTGATATACCGTTCCATCAGAGACAATTTGCCTCTTTTGTTTCAGAACGCGCTGATCGTCGCCTAATTGAGAATGGTAAACTTCCTGGTAATCACACCGGCCTTCGCCTTGTGACCAAGAAGCCCTTGATAAAGAAACTGAAAATGAAACATAATGCTTTTCTTCGCTATATGGATGTGACTACGCACAATGCGTTATCTTTACCCAATGCAGATTACTCATACATTAGTGATTCAACAGTTAAAACATCACCTCTTACTTATTTTACAATACCTACATATAAAGTGAATTATTTTGGAGAATCAATTCCAGTCGAGGGTGACCTCGTCTATGCCCAACCAGACGCACGTTTGTTCAAAGATTTTAATAAAGCCGTAACGGCCGGGACTATCAAAGTTCTGAAGAAGAAAACTTTATTGAATTGGAACAAAGTCGTCGTGGAGGTGAATTCTCAGAAAAAGATCGATAAACTCACGCATAAGCGGGATTTGAGTTATTTACAGGAAAAAGGGAAAGGGATGAAAAATCCAATTCTTATAAAATCCTATACTCGCCCGTGGAGAGTTGTTGAATCTCATCTTACAACAAAATAAATAATATACATATATACATTAAATTAACATATTTCTTCTAAATAACTTTGATTTCATATTCAATTAGGATTTCCATAATCTTATATTTATCACCTGATAGCTATTTAATAAATACAACTAATTTCCTTCATGTAACCGACATACTGGTTTGTGTTCTCTAAAATGGAGACAGCATGTTACAAGGTAATTGAAAATTAGGATTCTACGAATCGTATATTAAAGTTGATTTACTTACAATATCTAGGCGTTTTTCTCAACGTCGTTCTTTAAAAGGTCCCATTGGGAGATTCTTAGAACAAAGGAAACCGGTTGCTATTCCGGGCTGGAGTCA